AGTTCTTCAAAACTATTAAACTCAGACTCGATTGTTTCCATTCTGGCTTTGAGCGCCGCCAATTCTTCCAGTGCAACGCTATGCTGATCGCTTTCAAAAGTATCACGTTCCGAGTACGCCTCCACCGTCGCCTTGGTTCCGGCGGTTTCGATTACCGATTTCTTCCATTGAACATATGCGAGTCCTGCCGCTCCAGCAAGGGTTGTGAATAAAATGACCATCAAGGCTATTTTCTGAAGCCCGAACATCTAATAGCTCCATAGCCAAGGTCGCATGTTGTTTGTTTCTTCCGCGGTCAAATCGTCGAGATGGATGAATCGTCCAGAGCCTTTTTGAGCTATCCCGATTCCAGAAAAATTCATGCTCATGGCGATCTCCAACAAGGCATGTGCATCGCCTCTGGAGGCCCCGAAATCTATCGCTTTGCCAGTGGTATGAGGGCCGCTGGCTCCCGTTGACGACACGTTGCTGTTGTGTTCCGGGCAACGGTATCCGCTGGTGACTCGCAGAGATTTGCCGTACCGCTCTCGCAAATCGTCTAGTCGCTGAATAAAATCAGCGTCCATCGGGCAAGCATAGTCACAATATTTCCCGCACCTGCATTGTAATTCCTCTTTACTGAAAAATTGTCCGTGATCAACAATCATAACGCTGCAAGTTTACTACCTTTTCTAAGCACTATCAGCCTCGCCAATTTCGTCGCCACTTCTTCGATCATTTCCTCATACTCAGTTCGAGTGATTTTTCTTGTTGTTTTGGACAAACGCCGCAATTCGCTTACTACATCTTCGCCATATTTATTCAGCATCCACGGATAATATTCGGCTCCGTTTCCTCCAAGATTGATGTTACAGCGATAACATTGGACGTGGATGTTTCTTAAATCCCATGCGGTTGCGTTGCCTTGAGCCTTCGCAATGAAGTGACCAGCCTGAGCCTCGTAGATCCAGTCCAATCTTGCCGAACACGTGACACAAAAACAGAAGCCATAGCTGTCGGCGGCAGACAATCTCACGTATTTTGATGTCAGCTCCCACAGTTTTTTTCTGAGCTGGGAAACTGTTTTCTTTTTCATTAATGTCTCATATTCGCATTCAGGCTGCGCCAAACGTCTATTCCCAGTTCCCATTGCCTACGTTTCAGGCTTAGCAGCATTTTCTGATACTCGGCTTCTCTCAGTTTCTCCAACGCCAATTTATAGAGCGCCGATGTCAAAGCAGCACGTTCCCGTTCGATGCTTGTTCCTGACGAAGGTGTGGCGATGGCCTTCTGAACTTTTATGTTTTCTTTAGCGGCCGAATACTCGGCCGTCGCCTGAGCCATCGCCTCATCGGTCTCACCGAGCTGCGTAAGCCATTTTTCCACATGACTTTCAGTTGGCAACGACACGCTTATACTCCTTTCTCAGTTCTTCCACTGCCTTGGGTCCGTACTTTTTTTCAATCAGGTGGGCCACGCTCTTCATTCGCGCTCGGTTCGGCTGCGAAAGCATCAAAGCCAGGCGGTCGTGAGGTTCTGAAAGATCATAAACTGGCATTGGTTTTCAGCTTTTGTATTAGGTTTGAGATGACCGCTTGCCCGGTCGTTTTTTGATCTACCGACAAGCGGTGGGGAAGCTGAGGCACGTAGGTGACATCAGGTTTCCTCTCCTTGCAGAGCTGCCGGAACTGGGGAAGTGTCGGCGGCCATTCTTCGTCTGAGTCAAGACACGCCACGAATCCTGTCTTAATTTGGTCAAGACTTAGATCGGCCAGGCCCATCGCCCAGGTGTCGTCCTGGTCAAATTCGCCGTAGGACGAAGTCCATTTGTGTCCGTAGAGTTGAGTCATTCGGTTCCAGAGTCGCTCAATCACTTTTTCCGGCTGCTGCACGCCCGGCAGCTCTCTTTTCTCCGGCGATCCTGACTCGGTCGACCGCGCTAAGACTTCTTGAATTTTCTCCATTGCCTCCTCCCTTTTTCAACGGAAACAGTCCGGTCCATCCAGACCGAATCGCTTGGTCAACGATCTCTTGCTGATCATCAAACGGTAGCCCTGCCAAAACTTGCCGATTCTTTTTCTCAGCTCCAGGCGTTAGCTTTCTATTGATTTCTTTTCGGTGATTAACGAAATCTCGCCACGCGTTTTCATTGATCTGCTTGCTGGATCTATATAGTGACGGTTCTATTGACGGTTCCTCTTTATATATGGTGGCAATGGTTGCCTCCTGGGACAGGCAATGGTTGCCTCCTGGGATTGGCACCAGAGTGCTATTTTTGCCTGTTGGCGAACAAAACGAAAGACGATAAACGCTTGCTGCTTGTTGTCCGGTTTTCCCTCGGCGCTTCTGCACCGCGATAAAATCGCCGTCTAAGCGCCGTAGAGCCGTTCTAACGGTTCTTTCGCTCAAAGAGGTGTCAACGCATAGGGTCTTGACCTTCGGCCAGCACAGGCCCGCAGAATCGGCGTAATTGGCTAGGGCCAAAAGCACCAGTTTCTCGGAGGGGTTCTTGACGGGGCATCCGAACGCCCACGAGATCGCCTGTACGCTCATTTAAGCCACCACGTAAGCGCCTGATTGCCGGAATCCTTGCATTTTCTCATACCGCCGCGCCGGACGAGACCCAAAGACTCTAGCTCGGGAAGTCGCTTGTGCGGCGTTTCGGCACAAGTCCGAATCGGAAGGTCTGGGTATCGCCGAAGCATGTGCCTCGACAGCTCGCCAGACGTCGCACCGGGATGTGCTTTGACGAGATCTAACACTTGCTGCCTCCGGCCCGATAATTTGTTTCGTGCTCCGATGTGCGAGCTGGCGGGATCTGTTTTTCTTGCCAGCCGATAAGCCGAGATCGCCTGTGCGCTCATTGTTCTTTTTCCTCTCTTTTGGATGAAAAGCGTCGCCCATTTGCTCGATTCGGCTGCGAAAGCAATTGCCGCGTCCAGTGCCTTTTGGTGAGTGCGCTTCGATTCCAGTTCCAGCAACCGCTGGCGCTCAAGCGCAATCTGGTTTTTTTTCGTTCTGGCGGGACTGATCATTGATGGACACGGCCGATGGCCATGCCTATTTGGGTTGCGATCTGCGGGACGAGCGCGTTGCCCAGGGCACGGAGCTGAGCCACTCGAGCGGGAACCCCATGAGCCACGCGACCCACGTTGGGTTCAGTGAGCCACTGGTGTTTGAAACCACTTGACTCAACATGAGCTGTTTCCCTTTTTCGATTCTCCTCTTGATCGCGCCATTCGACAAATTCCCACGATCCCTGTTGCCCGACGCTTGTGGAGTGGGCCACATCTTTACGGATGTTTCCAGATCGATGCCACGCCTCTCGCCGCTGTCTCTCCGACGCACGCTCGATTCGTTCATTACTAGATCCAATGCGTTCGGCCCCCTCTGACTTCCTCTCGGTGTCGGCCACAAAGTCGAACCCCAGCTGCCGGCGTCCCGCGTCACCATCGATGGGGACATCTGGTTCGCTTGGGCTGTGGGAGTGTGCAACAATCCAGAGCCGTTGCCGTTGGTGCGGTGCGCCGACCGCGCAAGCTGGAATATTAAACGTCCTCGTGGCGTAGCCTTCGCTTTCCAGGTCAGAGAGAACTCGGTCCAGGCCCAGCTGGACGAGTCCAACAACGTTTTCTCCAACAACCCAAGTGGGCCGGCATTCCCTGACAAGCCTAAACATTTCCGGCCAGAGATCGCGGGGGTCACTTTGGGCGCGTTGCCGGCCGGCCTGGGAGTAGGGCTGGCAGGGGAATCCTCCCACAATAACATCTGGGTGGGGTTCTGGAAGGTCTCTTCCTCTGACATCGCGTATATCTCCCAGCACCGGCACATGCGGCCAGTGGTGTTTAAGTACAGCCTGGCAGAACGGCTCATTCTCGACGAAGCACGTTGTTTTGAAAAGACCTGTTTCTTCAAAACCCAAGGCAAAGCCGCCAATGCCAGCGAATAAATCAAGCGTTTGGATCATCCTTCATCCTCTGCTGCTGAATTTCTGTGAGCGCATCGTCAAGCTCATTTATTTCCGAGTCGAACGTTATGACAAAATCGTACAACGGCTGAAGTGTCCTAATGGTCGGGTTAACGATTTCTCTGCTGGTCAATTTTTGTATCGTGCGATGCGGCACTCCGGTTTTTTCGGAAACAGCCTTCAAGAGACCCTGATTACCAGCCTTCAAAAGCCCCTGATTACCAGCCTTCAAAAGCCCCTGATTACCGCGACCCGATTGCCCCTTTTTTTTCCTCCGGCTCGCCAGCCTGTCTAGCCGCGATATCGTGAAATCGTACATATTCATTTATATAGTATGCCTGAAGGAAAACGACATTAAAACCCCTTTCGTGGGACAAATTGATTGACATACCCGTCGACGGGGGCTTATAATTCTGCCCCAGGTGGAGAACAAAATGAAAGATTTTAAATACCTAGCCAATCCAAAGAAGCGACCATCATTCGACCGGTATCTCGTTCTGGAATGCTTGATGATCGCCGCCATAACAATTTTTTTTCTAAACCAACTGTAAGGGAGAACAATGAACGAACAACAGATTTTTGAAGAATTTTTGGACGAAATGTGCAGAAAATATTCCGAATTTGAAGATTTGAGCGCAGCCGAGTTCAATCGGTTGGCGGCCCACTTCTTGGTGCTGGACGACAACGCTGAGTGTGCAATTGTCGAGATGGACGAAGATCGACTGAGCAAAGTCTGCAAACTGCTTTGCCGAGCCGTTGCTGTCACCGACCTGGATTCGCAAATCACCCGGGATGCAAACCGAAGCCTGGCCAATGCGCTCGTTGGAGGTTGTGTCGATCACTGCCATGAACATCTTGTCGAGCTTTTCGAGATCAAACAGCTTGAAACAGAAAATTACAACGACGACTGGAAGTCCGAAAATCTTACCTTGCGGAAGGGAATCCCCTCGATGCGCAAGGGAATCCCCTCCATTTTTGACGACATTGAGGGTCACGTCACTAAGATTACCGAAGACTACATTCGGTTTAAAAAGTTGACTGGCGAAATTAAGTGAGCAGTCCAGAATTTCTCGCATGGGAGGAGGAGCTGGCACGCGATCCAGGTTACCAGGAATGGCTGGACGACCTCGATTCCAAGGCACACCAACAAGAGGATGATGAAATGTCACTAATCTCAAAAACTGGAGCAAGCGACGATTTTAAGCTAGTCCCCGAAGGAACCCATCTGGCGCGATGTTATCTAATGGTGGACGTCGGATTGCAGGAAACTCCATTTGGAGATAAGGAGAAGGTCGTTCTGGGGTGGGAAATTCCCGCGCAGAAAATGGAAGATGGGCGTCCGATGATCATCTATAATATTTATACGAACAGCATGCACGAAAAGTCGAACCTTCGCCGAGACATTGAAAACTGGCGAGGGAAAAAGCTGACCGACGACGAATCTCGGGCGTTCGACCTTCGTACCGTTCTCGGACATCCCTGCCAGCTTTCCGTCGTGCACAACGAAAACAATAGCAGAACGTATGCGAACGTGGCGGCGGTGACAGGAATCCCGAAAGATCTGCCGGTTGCTGATGCGGTCAACGATGTCATTTGCTTCGACCTTGACGAGGACGACGACGTTTCTATTCTCCCCGAATGGCTGCAACGAAAAGTTTCTGGCAGAAAATCAGCCGAGGCTGTCGAAGAATTTAACGACGAAATACCGTTCTGATGAAAATACTGAAACAATGGTGGGCAGTAATTGTTTGCTTGTGGCGGGACACATCCTCGGTTCCCGCAGAAGCGGAACCTATGGAACCTGTGGAACCACCCCAGCAACCACGCGGCTTTCCGAGCCATATCGGGGTTCCGGATAACTCCCCGGTTCCGGAACCGGTTCCAGAAGCGGAACCTGTGGAACCTGTCAGGAAACCCAGGGCGAATCGCCGCAAAACGTTGGCGAATCTGCTTGAGTCCCTGGAACACATTGAGCCGTTGTTGATGTGCAAAACCCTTTACGCACAAAATACTGCAAAAACACGATCAGCTTTGATGAAAGTAGGGCCATACATCCTTGACCCTAGCGATGAAGCTGAAGGAACTCGCAGCGACAACGTGATCGACACTCAAACACTGAGCACCATCATGTTCGTCGGATTTGGTCGTCACGCAGAGACAGACGAGGAAAAATGGCTGCCTGGTGAATTTTTTTATGCGATCAAAAGCCCTACTAAACGCAATCCTTACGTTTCTCAACCGACCCGTCCGCATGTCGCAATTTATGAATGCGGGAGGGCGCTGTACGACTACAAAACAAATAAACTAATTTGGGATTCGTTCTACGTCGCGGTCGGTGAAGACGGCAAGCCCGAATCGTTATTGAAACGTATTCATGAGCGAGTTGACGTGGGGGGTGGTTCGTTTGTTCGAGTCGCGTGGCTCGAACACGATTTTGTAGAGCTGCAAGAGGGCGAAACGGTAGCGGAATATTGCGAAACTTTGTTTTGCATAGCAGCAAATTTTTGGGCGCGAAAGGACGAACAGTGGTCCGTTTCTGTGCGTAAAAACAAGCGCCGGATGACCTTTAGTGTACCCATGCTTGAGACTAAGCATTACTTTAAAAACCGGAATAAAATTGCGCTGACGCCGACCGGCAAAAGGAAAACGATCATGCACTTCGTCCACGAGCATGAAAGACAGTTGCCGAATGGGAAAAAAACGACAATCAAGGAGCACATACGAGGCGCTAGGAAGTTTTTCTGGAATCGCTTTGAGTGTGCAATCACGTCGCCGAAATTTCACACCTACACTAGCCAGTTATTTGACCTAGCGCCGGAGCACATCGATAAGAATGCGGATATGGATAAATTCAGAGATGTTGAAAATGTTGCGGGACTGATAGCGGCCCTGGAAGACGATCAAAATGCCGAGACATCGAAGGAAGCCGCAATATGAC